GTAACATCACCTAAAGTTGTAACTTGATCTACTACAGTGACACCGGGGATGTGGCGTCCGAATGCAGAACTATGAACAGTTCGTTTGTCTTTGTAGAATAGATCATGATTACCTGGAAACCAAAAAAACTGATCAAATGCTGCTCCTAATTTTTCTAAACTACGCAGACTGACATCAAGTGTAGTCAAATTGATCGAGTTACGATTATGATGCCAATCACCTAAGAAAATGCAAGTATCACAATTTTCTTTTTTGGCTTCGCTTATGAACCAATCAATAAAATCTTCGCAGTCCTGGTTATGGACTGCCGAATTTGATTTTAGACCAACATGTAAATCTGTAAATGCTGCAACTTTCTTAAACAATGGCATCTTTTAGAGTCTCCTACAAACAGTATAACAGACTCTACAAACAAAGATCAAGCCTATTCGTCATCGTCGATGTCCGGTTCGGCGGCTTTCGGCATCCTCATATTTTTATAAAGTTCTGCTTGCCTTGCGTTTTCTTCAGCGTACTCGGTTTGATTTTGTCGAGTTGAGCTAGGTGTAAGACCGTGCGACTCTAACATGTCATCTCGAATATTCTGCATTTTCTTTTCGATATTAAGCACTCGAGTAAAGCTGTTGGTAACTGCTGCGGTATAGTAGGCAAACGGGTTTTCTGATTTTGATTCATCAAACTGTAAACCGATTTGACTCAATTGTAGAATCGCTTGACCTCGCATTTCTTCGTTGTAAGTGTACCCTCGCCAGTTGCTACGCTGTGCGTACCGTTCGCTAAGTTTGATAAACATTTTACCAAGTTCTTCGGTGATACGCCCGTGGTCTTTGGAAAAGTGTCCTTTCTTAAGATCACCTTTCCAGTGACTCTTGCCCACGCATACTAATTCGTCATTATCGTCAAATTTCCAGTGTTGAAACGGGGGAAAGTTAACTTTATCGTGACTATCTGCTGTGGTTTTTGTGGTCTTCTTACGACCTGGTGCCAACGGTATATGATCAAAGGTCATAATTCTAAAAACTAGATCTGTTTTTGGAATTGACTTATAATCTGGGGTTACATCAGCAAGTTTAATTTTTTTATCACCGGCAATTCTTGCGCTGTTGAACGCAATAATACCTAGTCGTTTAGCTCGATTCCTCTTTGCTTCAGCGACAGTCCTGATATTAATTTTTTCTAAATTAGGTAAAATAATATCGTGTTGACTATATTCTGGTTTTACAAAACTAGAAAAACTATTCTTGCTTTTGTGTATTTCTGCTAATAAATCTCTGTTATTAAGATAACGGACTTTTCGTCCAGTTGGGGATAATGATACAGCCATCTTAAGTGCGGCCTCCTTTTAAATAGTGTAGCATAAAAACAACACTTGTCAACCATTATCTGGTGCTTTATTTAATCGGTAAATAATACAAAGGAATCTATTATGGCCACGCTAGAGCAACTACAAGTCCGAAAAGACGCATTAGACGCAGAATCAAAAAATCTATTAGCACAGGCACAAGCAAAAGCTAATGAAAACACGCAAGCAAATCAGGCACTAGCTGAAATTAGAAAGCGGGTTGATGCTGACCCTTCTGAACTTAATCGAAAAGAAGTTGAATTAGCAATACTAAAAATAAATCGAACATCGGCAGAGGCACAAGAATTAGCTACCTTGTCTAATGAAAAATTTAACGAAGGTCAGCGAGTTGGCGACGAAATCATGGCCCTAATGAACGATTCTTCAACTATAAAAACCCCAACAGCTACAAATCCTTCGCAAACAGACGAAGCAACCGCCGAAAAGTATGAAGACCCCACTAGAGTTCCGCAACCCGAAACTCAATCAGTATCCAGAGACGGGTTAGAAAATATACCTACTGTGGATTTAACGGCAGGAAGTACGGCAGGCGGGTTTGTAGGTGAGACTGAATATAGTAGTAGTACAGCAGGCGGATTTTTAGGTGAAACTGATACTACAGAATTCGGATCAAATAGAGTGACAAACTCTAATGATAAAGCAACTCTAGGCGAGGCAATGTCTAGTTTTCGGATGCCTTCTAGCATTAAATCACAAGTTAGCGGAATGGGAGTCGCAGCAAAATCGGCTCAATGGGCAGGCACTAAAGACTTAAGAGCTATTTTAAGAGTCCCATCTAGCTATCTTATAGGCCCTGCAGCAGGACCGTCTAGCATATTAAAAGAACTAGGCGGTATAATGTTTCCTTATACTCCGGAAATTAGTTACGATACGCAGGCACAGTACGGAACGGCAAATCCGATTCATAGTAACTATACTCAATATTATTATAAAAATAGCTCTGTTGGTCCGATTTCAGTATCTGGAAAGTTTACAGTACAAAATGAAAAAGAAGGAATGATACTATTAGGGATACAGCATCTATTAAGGTCATTGACCAAAATGAGATTCGGTAGCGACAAAAATGCAGGAAGTCCGCCGCCTGTATGTCGACTAGATGCATATGGGGATTATATGATTAGTAATGTCCCTGTAGTTGTTGCATCTTTTAAGTTAGAGTTATCGTCTGGAGTAGATTATATTTCAGTGAAATCGGAACCTTATAAAACGAGTTTGGTCCCGACGATGAGTACTATTAGTATCACATTGAATCCTAATGTATAGCAGATCCGAGATAGCAAAATTCTACAGTCGACGGGTGGCTTAGCGGNNAATTAAAAAATAAAGGATATCTATAAATGTATTCTAAAACTAGTCCATATTATTTGACAGAAGATACCGGCCAGTACCTTGATGTGTTAACTTTTCGAGATATTCCTGCTGCGTCTGATGATATATTATTTACAGTTACGCCGCAGTATACACATCGCCCGGATTTACTAGCATATGACCTATACGGAGATGTAAACCTCTGGTGGGTATTTGCAGTTAGGAATAAGAGTGTAATTAAAGATCCTGTATACGATTTAGTTGCAGGCCAGAAGATTTATTTGCCTAAAGTAGCGACCATTAATTCGGCATTGGGAATTTAACTGTGGCAATACAAAAACCATCAAACGCTAATAGCGCACCCGGTGAAGCTGCAAATATCTTAAATGATTTTAGATCAGTAACTTATAATGTTACATTGGCTGCACTTCCTAGAGAGGGTTTAAAGAACCCTGAAACATATCGCCAAGGCGGTCTAAAATATATTATTGCCTCCTCTAAAGGCAAAAATAATCAAGGTATTTCGTCTAATATAACTGCACAGAGTCAATCTGCTCCAGTAAGAAAAACTGCAAATGCTACTTTTATCGGATCACCGTCACAGATAGAGGATGACGGTAGTGCAACTATAAAAGATGACGAAGGATTTACTCTTGTTATAGATAATGAAGGAAAATCTAAAGTAATTCCTCCTGAAGCTACAGATACTTCTAAACCTCAGTCGCCTGCTGCAACTCCACCAAAACCGATAAATGCAAAAGGCGTAGTTGAAGGATTTAATAAAAAAAGCGGAGGCGCACTTGATTTGTTTATCGATGGCATAGAAATAGAATCAATAATAACACCATCTGCGAAAACAGGGCCTTCTCAATCTACAACATTGAAATTTGAAGTGTATGAACCTTATAGTGCTAATGGGTTTATCGAAGCGTTGTATGCTTCCGCGTTAGCAGCAGGATGGCCGAATTACATATCTGCTTGTTTTGTTTTAAAAATAGATTTTTATGGGTACCCTGACAATATTAACAATCCTATAGCTGAGCCAGTGTTGATTAACGCTACTCGCTACATACCGATAAGAATAGTAGGCTCTGAAATGGAAGTTTCTGAACAAGGAACTCGTTATCGAGTATCTGCGTTTGTTTTTAATGAAGGAGGATTCGGCAGTCCTAATAAAATAAACACTGACATTTCCATGCAAGGAACTGATGTTTACGAAGTATTAAAGAATTTTTTTACAAGCCTTAACAAAAGTATTCAAGAATCACTTTCTAAAGAGACATCTGGGAGAGTTACTAGTTTTAATGAGTATGAAATTTACTTTCCAAAAATACCTGAATCGGGTAAGAGCCTTAATTTAAGTCCTACAGAAAAAAATCCCATAGCATTAGCAAAAATGCCAGACTTATTAAAAGAAAATGCAGTATTTAAAATGGCCGATCCAGGGGGCAAATCCCAAGGCGGAAATACCCCAAGGCAGGAAAGAACCGAAAATGGGGATCTAGTTAATTCAGCTCCTCCGGGCGTCCAGACTGTCTATACTCCGGGAGGGAAATCGTATAGATTAATTCCTAGAGAACACGGCATACAGTTTAACAAAGGGTCAAATATACATCAAATTATTGAAGCAGTTATTGTTGACAGTTTGTATCTAAAAAATATTTTGGAAAACATCGAAGCAGCAAAGAAAAGCAACGACGGCATGGTTGACTACTTTCAGGTAATGATACATACTGAACCTAAGGGTACAGATCCTACAACAAATGAAGAAAAGTTTAAATTTAAGTATATAGTATGCCCGTATAGAGTTCATTATTCAATGTTACCCGAGCAACAGAATTCTAGATTTAGAGCAGATTCGGTTAAGGCATATGTTAAACGAACTTATGATTATATCTATGCGGGCAAGAATATAGATGTACTAGGATTTAAATTAAATTTTAATAATTTATATTTTCAAGCGGCAATGCCCAAACAGGCTAATAGTGATAAAGCTGGCACTTCTAACGCTGCAACTGCATCCGATACAGATAATGTACAGCGTCAAAAGGGGCAAGCAGCAGGTACACAGAATTCATCTATACCAGTCCCTCCAACTGTGTCTGATTCGTCTGCTGGTTCGACGAATGGCCGTGCTACTCCTATGAGATCTGATCCTTATTATCAAATAGCCTATCAAGTTAACCAAGCAATGCTCGAAAGTGTGAATATGCTCATGGGCGACCTTGAGATTTTAGGGGATCCGTATTTCTTATCAACAGCCGGGATGGGTAATTATCTACCTAAAACTAAAGACAACGGCATTACAATAACGGGCGAGTCTAACTTTAACACAGGGCCAGTAGTCGTTAGAGTTAATTTTAGAAATCCTATAGATATTGATGAAACAACCGGATTGGCAAAATTTTCAGAGTTAACACCCTTTAGTGGATTGTATAGAGTTAATCGATGCCGGCTATGTTTTTAGAGACGGTTGTATTTAAACAGACTTTAAAATTAATGAGATACAACGGTACAAATTTTAGAGGACGATAATCGAAAAACCGACAACTGCGATCGAATCGATAAACGACCCCAAAATCTATAGATCAATTTGTAAAAGATTCTGCAATTGCTGATGTGTTGAAGCAAGGTATCAAACCTAATGAAATACAGCTTACAAATTTGATCAATAAAGGATTACCAACTAACGGTCTTCCAGGACAACTTTCAAACATTTTAGGATCAGCTAATTCTGCGGCACAGGCTACTTTTAAAACTGTGAGCGGAGTAGTAGGACAGGGAACTAATATTATTAATCAAGTATCTCAGCTAGGAATTCCTGTCGGCTCAGCTTTGGCAGGAGCTAATGTTTTAAACAATGGTATTAGATTAGGGTCAGATGCACTAGCAAGATTAAATGGAGCAGCACTAGGTTCCGCAGCACTATTAACTCAGGCTGCTAATTCTGCTAAACGAATAATACCGGGCTCTGCTGACAAATTATTAGTTGAAGGAACATCGGCTGACCTAACTACACTGTCGACGGACCAAGCATCTGCATTTTCTCAATTAGGAGAATCTTTATCTCGAACTGGTGTAGCACTCGTAGATTCTGCAAAATCATTAGTTACTAATCAAATCGAACAAGTTAAGGCGATCGGCCAAAATGCTGCTGCATTAGTTAGCGGTGTGGGAGATAAAGTTGCAAACTTGACATCTGCACTGAAGAATGGTACAGCAGGAGATATAAAGCTATCAAACTTAGCAGGACTTACTCCTGCTGCCCTTGCTGCAAAATTAGGCATTGATCCTAGTCAATTATCCGGTCTTACCGGAATACTAGACGGAAAAGCATTAGCAGAACTTGATAAAGCTATCGGGTCAATACCCACTAATGTTGATCTAAATGCAATTAAAGAGCAGGGAGTAGTATTAGCAAATCTTACTGTTGATAAGATTAAGAATCTTCCGGCTGCAATTCAGCAAGTTGTTGCACCTACAGCCGATCGCGGCGGCCAAACAATGGGCGCATCATTAACCCCTGAACAACGATCTGCGGTTATAGCAGATGCTAAACAAAAAGGTATACCGATCGATTCAGCACTTCGTAGTGCCGCGGCATTTGGTTTTGATTCGTCTGCATTATCCGAGACTGCTAAAAAATTAATGGCATCCGATAACCCGCAAGCATTTGCCAGCGGTCTTGCTCAATTAGCTAAATCTGGTCTAGCTTCAGTCGATGCCACAGCAGGCAAATTATTAGCAATCAAGAGGCAGCTTAATGCACTGTATCCGTTAGGACAGGGCGGATCTTTTGAAAACACATTAGGTGGGATACAACAAGTGTTAGGAGGAGCAGGATCCGGAGTAACGCAATTAGCTAACTTAGATCGAAGTGTAACAAGTCAGTTCGGCAGTTTAGCGGCAGCAAAATCCAGTCCCTTAGATAAAATGATGAACTCTTCTGTAAATAACGAAAATGATCCCGATGTACCGGTATTCGGCGGCCGGGTGATTAGGTACAACATTAACGAAATTCAGCAAGAAGCTAAAATTGCAGCATTTAATAAAGCATTGTCGGAAGGAAAGTCCGAAAGAGAAGCAGATTCGATTGCTAATGTAGCAGGTAATCTAGCAGGTGCCGATGCGTTATCGAGAGTTGATGTGGGATCAAGACAGGAAACTGCGGCTCAGCAAGATGCTCGAGAAAATGCAGAACTCATGGCTCGAATTAGGGAAGAACAAAGGTTAACAGATCCAAATTGGAAACTCAGCGGAACTAGCAGTTAATATTTTATAACTTAAATAACTCGTATGCCTATTTTATCAAGAACTAACCGTGTATTATCTCATCCAGGACCGTGGATCGGTGTAGTTACCAATCATCTAGATCCATCCTACATGGGTAGCTTAGAAGTTGTTCTGTTGAAAGCGACTACAGGTGAATTTGATCTACAAAACGAAACAGTGATTGTAAAATATGTCAGTCCTTTCTACGGAGTAACTTCTGTAAACTTTGAAGGAACTAACTCTGCAGAATTTAACGATGTGCAGAAAAGTTACGGCATGTGGTTTGTTCCCCCCGATATCGGAACACAGGTCATGTGTATTTTTATCGACGGAGATCTCAATAACGGCTATTGGTTCGGTTGTGTTGCAGATACTTTCCAGAATCACATGGTGCCGGGCATTGCGGCTAGCCAGTATTCCGCAATGACCGCTGAACAAGAAAGATACTACGGGACTAGATATGTACCGGTTGCAGAATTTTTAAAGAAAGGTCGTAAAGTAGATGATCCTCGCCCTGATACATTTACTAAACCAATTCATCCCTTTGCAGAAAGATTATTAACGCAAGGATTACTCACAGATACAATTCGCGGAGTTACATCTAGTTCTGCAAGGAGAGAAGTACCTAGTTCAGTATTCGGGATATCAACACCCGGACCCCTCGATCCTAACGGTAAAAAAGGATATGTCGGGTACGATAAAAAGGTAGTTACTCCAGTTAGTAGATTAGGTGGCAGTACATTTGTTATGGACGATGGCGACGAAAACGGACAGAATGAATTAGTGCGAATCCGTACTAGAACCGGCCATCAGATATTGTTACACAATAGCCAAGATTTAATTTACATTGCTAATAGTAAAGGGACTGCTTGGATAGAAATGACCAGCAACGGTAAACTTGACATATATGCTCAAGATAGCGTTAGTATTCATACAGAAAATGATTTTAATTTTCTTGCAGATCGAGATATTAATATCGAAGCTAAACGAAATATTAATATAAAGTCGGGTAAAAATTATGAGACTCATGCAGTGGGGCATTATTATCTTACGATTGATGACAAATTAAAAATGTCAGTTAGGGGGGCATACGATAAAACAGTCGGTGATAGTATAAAAATTGTATCTGGGAATAACTATAGCCTTGGTGTTTCTCAAAATTTTGCAGTAGTATCGGGTGCTGCTGCTAGTATTGGTTCGGAAGTAAGCCTTAATTTAGGTACGGCTGGTAACTTAAATTTAGGAGCTAATGGGAATTTAATTGCTTCTGGGTCAGTAATTCATCTCAACGGCCCTGCCGCCGCAGCACCTAGCGCAGTAGAATCGCCAGAGCAACCGGCACCTATGCCTACATTTACATTACCTAATAGGCGAGCTGATGCCGGCTGGCCCGAAGGTAAGTTCTATAAAGCACAGAACATTAGTTCTATTATGCAGCGGGTACCGACACACGAACCTTGGGACCAGCACGAAAATATTAATCCAGTTCAGTTCAGTCCCACTGGAACAGATACTACTCGATACGACAGGTCAGGATCTGGAGAACCACCGCCATCTACTCCTCCCGGAACACAAGCAGGTGCACCACCGCAGGCTAGTACTCCGGATATTGTTCCCGGAACCTGTGATGCTGTTTATGCTAAAGATATTAATCTTGCAAAATCTAAGCAAGGAATCGAAGCGATTAAATCTGCCTGTAAGAAGTTAGGACTGACTAGCCCTTACGCCATTGCGTCTCTTTTGGGAATTGCAGGAGGCGAAACACTTTGGCAAGTTGTCGAAGAAAACTTTAACTATCGTGCCGATCGATTGTTAGAAGTATTCCCGAGCGTGTTCAAAGGTGATAGAGCACTAGCTAAAAAGTATGAAGGTAATCCGAATAACAGCTTACCGGAATTTTTATACGGAGCCGATACTCCTAAAGGTAAGGGGTTGGGCAATAAATTGCCCGGCGACGGAGGAAAATTTATCGGCAGGGGCTACATAGGAATTACAGGTCGCTGGGGATATGAAAGATGGAGTAAGGTATTGCATCAGAAAGGATATCTAAGCTCTCCTACTGCATTAGTTGATAATCCGCAGTTATTGAATGACCCAGAAATGGCAGCAGCAGTTAGCGTGGTATTCTTATTAGATAGGTGTAAAGCAGATCCTAACAGCCCTGGATACTTTGAAGCAGCAAGTACATCAGTTGGGTATAATGTTGCTAACATTAAAGCTAGAAAAACTGGGTACTATCAATGTTTTCTCGCACAATTAGCAAGCCAACCTCCTGAGACCACGCCCAGTGACGGAAAATCTGTATCAGAGTCTACCGGCAATCCTGAAGAATAGGGCGAATAAATAGAGTTATGGCATATAAAAATATTGTACTAACTGCTCCTAAAGTAGAAAACTTTACTACTCGTAGAACAAGTCAGTTCTATAGAGGGTTCAGCACGGTAGATAATTCTACTACAAATGTTAAACTTTATGACTATGAGTTAGTTAAACAAGATTTATTAAATCAATTTAATACTCGCAAAGGGGAGCGTGTAATGGATCCGGAGTTCGGATCTATCATCTGGGATCTTATATACGAACCCTTAACTCCTGATGTGAAGCAGCAAATCTCTGCAGACATTGATAGAATTCTCGCCTCCGATCCAAGAATTACTCCTACGCTAGTAAACATTATTCAACAGGATTATGGTTTTTACTTAGAGATTACACTTGTTTATACAGGTACTGACTACAGCGATGGTATGATTTTAAACTTTGACAGGCGTGTCGGTCTAGCAGTTTAATAAACTACATAGATTATTTTTGCCATAAATACCTGATAACCGGGTTAACGATCTATGATACCATCAACAAATTCTAAACTATTAGTCGCAGAAGATTGGAAAAAAGTATACCAATCTTTCAAGGATTCCGATTTTAAATCATATGATTTTGAAACTCTTCGTAGGGTAATGATTTCTTATTTGAGAGAAAAATACCCCGAGGATTTTAATGATTATGTTGAATCGAGCGAATATATTGCACTCGTAGATCTTATTGCATACTTAGGACAGAATTTAAGTTTCCGCGTTGATCTTAATGCACGAGAAAACTTTTTAGAAACTGCACAGCGTCGGGATAGTGTTTTAAGATTAGCACAATTAATAAACTATAATCCTAAAAGAAATGTTCCTGCTAACGGATTGTTAAAGCTAACTTCTATTTCTACTACGGATAGTGTTTTTGATGCTAACGGTACAAACTTAGCTAACGCTGTTATTAGTTGGAATGATGTAGGAAACCTTAATTGGTATCAACAGTTTGTTACTATTCTTAACAGCGCCATGCCAGGTAATATTTCATTCGGTCGACCCCAAGATCGAAAAGTTATTAACGGTGTTCCTACCGAACAATATTCTGTCAATTCTGCAAATGCAGATATTCCTGTGTTTACATTTACAAAAACAATTGGCGGTATTTCTATGCCGTTTGAAATTGTAGGATGTCAATTTTCAGGTAAAGAATACATTTACGAAACAACCCCAAAACCTGGTAATCAGTTTAGCTTTGTATTTCAAAATGATGCTAAAGGAAGTGCTAGCCCAAATACAGGATTCTTTGTACACTTCCGCCAGGGAACTGTTAATGTAACGGGATTTAACAATGACAATCCCGTACCTAACGAAGTAATAGGAGTTGATGTTTCCGATATCAACAATACCGATGTCTGGTTATGGCAATTAGATAATAACGGAAACTACTTGACAGAGTGGAAGCGTGTAGACGCACTAACCGGAAATAATGTAATCTATAACAGCGTAGATTCCAGCGAAAGAAATATCTATGCAGTTACATCAAGAGAAAACGACCAGATCGACTTAAATTTTGCTGACGGTGTATTTGGAAATTTACCCAAAGGCCAGTTCAGACTATTCTATAGACAGAGCAACGGTTTACGATATTCTGTTAGACCTGAGCAAGTTAATGGTGTTCAAATTCAAGTCCCGTACTATACAAAGCAAGGACAGTTGCAGACACTGACAATGATTTTTAGTTTGCAATACACTGTCAATAATAGTGAATCTACTGAATCTAACGAAAGTATTAAAGTTAAGGCACCTCAAGCATACTATACTCAAAATAGAATGATTACAGCGGAGGACTATAATATTGCTCCGTTAACTGCTGGCGCTGACATTGTTAAAGTAAAAAGCATTAATCGAATTTCAAGCGGCATTTCAAAATATTTTGAACTTTCGGATGTTAGCGGAAAGTATTCGAGTACAAACATCTTTGCAAATGATGGCGTCTTATATAAAGAAGAAACAATACCCACAGTTGACTTCACTTATTCGACTAAAAATGAAATTTATGCATTTTTAATAAATGAAATCACACCGATACTCGAATCAACGAGTATGAAAAATTTCTATTTAGACAAGTGGATTAGACCGGAACTTGCTAACCCAACTGTAGAATGGGTACAGGTAACTAAATCTACAAATCAGTCTACAGGATACTTTGTAGATCGCAATAGCAAAACACCGATGCAAACCGGCATATTTTCAAATAATAATTTGAGATATCTACAGCCCGGGTGCTTAGTTAAAATAGTTCCTCCTGCAGGCCAATATTTTCTTCCGAATGGAAATTTAACAACAACTAACGATTCTACCACAAGATCTTTTAGATGGGTAAAATGTGCTCTTGTTATTGGTGACGGATCATACAATGGCCAAGGCGCATTACCCGACGGCTCCGGACCGATTATCTTAACTCAAAATGTGCCGTCTGGGGTTGTTGCAGAAGAAGTTATTCCGTCATTTGATTCAATACTAAGTTATGCACTGCAAACAGACATTGTGAATTTCTGTACCTCTAAGAGAAATTTTGGCCTGAGTTTCGCTGAAGATTCTCGCACCTGGTATATTATCAATGACACTGATTTAGATTTAACAAGTCCTTTTTCGATTTTCTATCAGAAGGATGTTTCAAACTCTAATAAAGATGCTAGCTGGTTATTTGCCTTCATTTGGACAGGTATAGGTTATCAAGTACGATATAGAATTACTGATTATATTTTTGAAAGCGACAAAGAAACTGCGTTTTATTATGACACTGATACAAAGAATTACGACTTTTCTAAAAATACTGTCGTAAAAGATCAGATTAAAATTCTAGGAACAAACTATGCTCCTGTAAATTACGGCACCGCTGAAATTGAATTAAGTGAAGTTAATGTTAGCGGAAGTGCAGTATCATTTACTGTAAAGAATAAGGGCATTGGCTATGTATCAACTCCTCAACTAAATGTTTCTGCCGGAATCGGTGGAGAGTTTTATCCTATATTAAAGAATGGATCAATTGAATCAGTAAAAATAATTAATTCCGGAACAGGGTACAGTACTGCCACTTCCGTAGTTATAGTTTCTGCATCTGACTCAGTTTATTCAACGCTTCCTTTAGGCCTTGACTACGGTTGGCAAATTGACGGAAGTGTTGTTGAAGCCGACGGATATATTGAACCTAAGAAAGTTAAAGTATCGTTCTTAGATGAATTCGATGATAGTCAAATCGAAAACCCTGATGCGTTTATTGAGATCGTTGCACCATCGTCATTAAGTCCGCAAACATTAAAGAAAGATAAGTTTGTGTTCTTTAAAAGGTCTGCAGACAAGTTAACATATTCGTTAGTTACTGACGAGGAAATATTATCTTACCCTACTGAACAAGATGTCCCTCTCGTACATAAAGTAAATGGACAACTATTTTATTTTTACAACGAAGACATTGATGTTGTCAAACGATTTGATGCATCTATCCCAACTGAATTTGTACTTGAACCTGACTATTTTGCTCGATCAGGAAGAAAAGATCTTAAATTTCATTACAAACACAACAGCGGTGACGACCGCAGATTAGATCCGAGTAAAACTAATTTAATTGATATCTATCTATTAACGAGAGATTATGATACACAGTACAGGGCTTGGTTAGCTTCAGATAGTGGTATAGAACCGGTTCCACCGACGAGTTCGGAGTTAGAAGAGAACTATACAGCATCGTTAGAGCCAATTAAGGCAATCAGCGATCAACTCATTTATCAACCAGTTAAGTACAAAGTACTATTTGGAGATAAAGCAGTCCGTAATCTACAGGCTACATTTAAAGCAGTTCGTAACCCTGCAAGATCGACAACTGAAAACGAATTAAAAACAAAAATTTTATTAGCGATTGAAAATTTCTTTAATTTAGAAAATTGGGATTTTGGACAAACTTTCTATTTTAGTGAATTAGCAACTTATGTCATGAATTCTCTAACACCAGATATTACTAATTTTATTTTGGTGCCGAGAGCAGAAGTTCCTTTCGGAAGCCTTTATGAAATTGCGTGCCAATCTAATGAAATTTTTGTCAACGGTGCTAGTGTAGACGACATCGAAATTATTGATGCAATCACATCTAGTCAAATTAGAACAACAGCAACTATTATTAACAGCACACTAGGAGTATATTAATGGCTAACGAAGTTTCGCAGGTATCAGATAGCAAAAAGCCACAAGGCAGAAAATCTGTAAATTTATTACCTGTACTTTTTAGAACTGATAAAAATTCAAAGTTCTTGGCCGGAACTTTGGACCAACTTATTCAGCCCCCTCAACTGAAGAGAGTTGACGGATGGGTCGGTAGCAGAATCACTCCTACTTACAACCCGGCAACAGATTTTTATATTGATTCTAATTTAAAAACAAGACAAGATTATCAACTAGAGCCTGCGCTCATTGTTAGAAATGAATATGGTGAGACTGTTAAGTCAACTGGTTACGACGATCTTATTAATCAGCTACAGTACGAAGGAGCAAATACTTCGAGGTTAGATCGATTATTTGATCCTGAATTTTATTCTTACGATCCTCACATTGATTGGGACAAGTTTGTTAATTTTGAAAGCTATTATTGGTTGCCTAACGGCCCGGTATCAATCGAGATTGGAAATAAACCAAAAGAGGTTACTAGTACATACAATATTATTGACACTGCTGATGGCAATTATTATGTCTTTAGTCCAGATGGGTTAACTCCAATACCGCAACTTACATTGTACAGAGGCGTTACTTACAAATTCAATATTCAGTCAATTAATCCTTTCTGGATTAAAACAACGAGAGTTAGCGGAACTGAAGGTGCTTATAGAGTTACAGAAAATAACGGAATTAAAGAAGGTACGATCACTTTAAAAATCGACGATACAACTCCTCAACGATTATTTTATGTTTCTGAAAATAATAATATCAATGGCGGAGAAATCGTAGTTAAGCGTCTTGAAGAAAATTCTTCTATCGATGTCGAAACAGACATTGTCGGAAAAGTATTTTATACATCTGCTACCGGAGTAGAATTTACTAACGGATTAAAAGTTAACTTTATTGGAACGGTAACTCCTGAATTTTACAAAGATAAACAGTTTATTGTTGAAGGAGTGGGATCATCAATTCGTTTAGTTGAGTACAGATCTCTAGAAACCCCGGAAAGATTTGCTCCCATTTTCGACGAACGATTTGACAATACTGCATTTGACGATTACGGATTTGACCAGTCAAATAATCAAGCAGAGACTCCGGAATACATCACTATCAATAGATCTAGTAAAGATAGAAATCCTTGGAGTCGCTATAACCGCTGGTTCCATGAGGATGTTATTAAATTGTCGTGCGAAAGAAATAATATTCCAGTTTTGCTTCCAGTAGAGAATCGAGCAAAAAGACCTATTATTGAATTCGAATCTGATCTCCAGTTGTATAACTTCGGATCTTTTGCTAAACCAAATGTGCAATTTATTGATACAACTACAACTGATGTGTTTTCTGAAGTTGAAGGATCATTTGGATTTTATGTTGACGGTGAAGAATTAGGCCAAGGCGATCGCATTATTTTTACAGCTGACACTGATAGTTTTGTAAACGGAAAAACCTATGTAGTTAACTTTGTTAATATAGAAGGGCGTTTTAGAATTAGCCTAGAAGAAGCAGAAGACCATTTACCGGTTGAGGGCGATAATATTGTTATTACAAAGGGTACTACAAACAAAGGTACAAACTGGTGGTACAACGGTACTGAATGGATTTTCGGACAGCAAAAAACAGTAATTAATCAAGCACCTAGATTTGATATATACGACAACAGCGGAGTAAGCTATAGCGACCAGCGGGTGTACGATACAAACTTTGCAGGATCAAAAGTTTTTGGGTACGGAATTGGCACCGGCGGAAATGACCTTGTTTTAGGGTTCCCTTTAAAATATAAAAATATGGCCAATCAGGCCTATTACCTGTTTGAAAACTTCTTTGCAACAGATCAGAGTATTATAACAGAAAGCGATTCTACATATGCATTAGATGTTCACATTGGTTTCATGCGAAAAAATATTGATAGGGAATCAGTATCTTTTGTTAACATCTGGACAGAATCTGCAGACTATCGTATTCCAATCCTACAATATAATGTAATTACTGAATCTACAGATCAAGTTGAAGTAACTGCAATAGAAAATCCCGGATATCAGACGCTAGAGTTTGATGTATTTGTTAATGACGACAAGAAAGTGCTTACAGACGAATACACACTGTTTGCTCAAGGTCGAAAATATTTTGTAGTATTCAACAATTCCTTATCTGCAGGAGATCGGGTTCTTTTAAGAATTAAATCAACTGCTCTACCAAGTACAACTGGTTATTACGAAACTTCTCCCGGTTTTGCAAATAACCCATTGAACGGATTAATTAAAGAATTTACATTATCTGATTTATCGGATCATGTAAAAACAATGATAGATCGCCATCCTGATTTTGCCGGTGTATATCCCGGATCTAGCAATATGAGAGATTTGCCAAATCTAGCGATCTACGGTACTCGCATTGTTTCTAATAAAAATCCTTTAGCATTTGCTTCTTATTTTATTGCTAATGATGAATTTAATATTATTTCGGCGACACGATTAGTCGCACAACATTATAACCAATTTAAACTAAGTTTACTAGATCAAATTTCTAAAATCGGAGGAAATTATACCCCTCGTCGTGCATTGGATATTGCACTATATAATATTAATGTTAATAAAGATGTTTCTTTTCCGTATGCTATGAGCGACATGATTGCTTATGGTACCGATGCAGTTACTCGGAATTATCCAGTAACTGATAGTAGAAACAAAGTTTATTCTTTAATCAGTAATTTTAATTTAACTAGTTTATCTCACAGATCGGTAATTGTTTATCACACCGACACTTTAGGTACAGTAATACAATTACTATACGGCGTTGATTACGAATTTGATCTTTACGATTCGTCAGTGATTATTAAATTTCCTCTAACAAAAGGTGATGTTATCACTGTTGATGACTATACAAGCACTAGCGGTTGTTATGTACCGCCGACTCCGACAAAGTTAGGATTATATCCTAAGTTCGAACCGAGGATTTATTTTGATGATACTTATGTCGGAGAACCTAAAAAAGTTATTCAAGGTCACGACGGTAGTATTATGTTGGCCTACAACGATTATCGAGATGAAATTATCTTAGAATATGAAAGACGAGTATATAATAATATCAAGGTAAACTATAATCCAGAATTAGTTGATATTAATAAAATACTACCCGGCGCATTTAGACAAAGCGAATATTCTCCTGCTGAAATTAACAATATTTTATCTAAAGAATTTCTCAAGTGGGATGCTTTTTACGGATTCAATTATACACTAAACGATACAGTATCTCAAGATCCTAAAACCTGGAACTATCGTACAGGAAAAGATCTAGTTACTAGAATGCCTCTTCCGGGCGGATGGCGCGGAGTTTACAAGTACTTTTTTGATACTGATCGCCCACACACCCATCCCTGGGAAATGTTAGGATTTAGCACAAAACCCGAATGGTGGGACGATGCATACGGTCCAGCTCCCTACACTAGAGGAAATTTAATCTTATGGCAAGATATTGAACAGGGTGTTGTTAGAGATCCTAGTGGAATTTTTACAAACTCTCTTTATGCTAGACCTGGTCTTTTAAGAATTCTTCCTGTAGACGATAACGGTGATTTATTGATGCCGGCTCAAGCCAATATTGCTACCGGAATGAGTTATCTAGATACAACTGCTGCTTGGAAATTTGGGGACATTGGTCCAGTCGAAAATGCTTGGAGAAGAAGTAGCCTGTGGCCGTTTGCAGTGCAAATTCTGTTGGCTTTAACTAAGCCTGCTTCATATGCTTCCCAACTGTTCGATACAAGTCGCATGTACAAAAACTTAGCGGGACAATACGGTTACAGCGATAATAAAGAATTTCCTAGCTTCGATATATTAAAAATATATCAGGATAGCGGTAATCTAGCTACTGGATACAGTGTCTTGTTAGTCGAAGCCGGCCGCCAAAGAAATAGAAACTATGTTAATAAGTTAAAGTCAGAAATTGTATCAATTACTTCTAAACTATCTCATAAGGTTGGGGGATTCATTAGCAAAGATAAATTTAAAATTACAATTGATTCTGTAAGCCCAACAAGTACAAGTCCCGGTGTATTTTTATCTAATGAAGATTATGAAGTTTTTCTAGATAAAAGTAGTCCAGTTAAAAGTATAGGCGTTAGCGGAGTTATTGTTCAAAAAACTTTAAAAGGGTACTCGATCAGAGGGTACGATGTTACTAATCCTTTCTTTACTTGTTTGATGCCTATTTTTAGCAGTACCGATCCTGCGATAACAATTGGCGGAAAATCTGAGACCTTTGTAGAATGGGCACCGTCTATCGGTAATCCAATGGGTGGACTTGATACAACTTCCGTATCAACAAATAGCGGATTTAGATTTTATAGACAGGGACAAGTAGTAAAATATCTAGAACGATATTATAGAGTTAAAGTAGGTCATAACTCTGGATCAGTTTTCGAAGAAGAAAAGTTTCAATCTCTCCCCTCATTGCCAGTAATAGGCGGAGTTGCAGTTCGATTACCAAAGAGATATGAAGTAGTATCTGTTCAAGTTCCTTACGGAACAGAATACGAAAAGATTGAGGATGTTTATGCAGTATTGTTAGGTTACGGAAAATGGCTTGAGACCCAAGGAGTAGTATTTGAAGTCTTTAATTCTCAGTTAGGTGAAATGGCTGACTGGAATTTATCGGCCAAAGAAATGATTTTCTGGTCTACACAAAAATGGACTGCAGGTAGTGTTATTACACTAAGTCCATTTGCCGATAGCCTAACTTTTAAGAATGACGCAGCAGTCGTTGACGATGTTACAAATATTTTTTATGAATATAGTATTCTTAAAGCTGACGGAAATGTTTTATCGAATAAAAATATTTCTGTAGTTAGGGATGAAAATATTTTTAATATTAAAACAACTAACACAACCGACGGAATTTATTTTATTAGATTAAATCTAATTCAAAAAGAACATACCTTAATTTTAAACAATTATACATTATTTAAAGATGTAATTTATGATATCGAAACTGGATATAGACAGCGTCGAATTAAACTTTCCGGATTTGTCACTGACAATTGGAATGGGGATATGTTTAGCCCTGGCTTCGTATATGATGAAGCTATAATTTCTCCTTGGCAACAATATAAAGATTATTCAATCGGAGATGTTGTTCGATATGCCGGAAATTATTATTCAGCTGTTACTAAAATTGCAGGATCTGAAAAATTTGATTTCAATCAATGGACAGTTTTAGGAGAAAAACCAGTTGCCCAATTATTGCCTAACTTTGATTACAAGATAGGGCAGTTCGAAGACTTTTATAGCCTTGATATTGACAATTTTGATAGTTCTCAACAGGCACTTGCTCAACACCTAATTGGTTATTCACCTCGAACCTACCTTGATAATGTATTTGTTAATCCTACATCTCAATATAAATTTTATCAAGGCTTTATTAAAGAAAAGGGTACTAAAAATACAATTAGTAAATTAGGGAAAGCTAGCATAATTTCTCAAGGTAGCTATATTGACTATTTTGAGAATTGGGCACTTAGGGTCGGAGAGTTCGGTGCATACGCTACGGAAAATTCTTTAGAAATTACTCTCGATGAGTTAGAATTTAAAGAAAATCCTCAGATTGTTAAATTTGTACAGACAAAACCAATTAGCACTAGTGATTTTATTGCGTATGTTGAACCCAGTGAGATTGTCATTAAACCTGAAGGGTTTGATAATCACCCGTTTGTTTCTGACGATGAAATTATTAATGATTTGAGATCTGTTTTGCCGTTTGCTGGATATGTAAGACTTGATGATATTACCGCAACTGCTTACAATAAAAACAGTTTGTTAGACATTGCCAATAACCGTGCAATTAAAGACGGTGATACAATTTGGGTCGGGTTTGAAGATAACGGCGATTGGGGTGTTTATCGATATACTCGGTTAGCTGCTAATATTGCTAATGTTGAAATCGATGCGCCCGGCCAATCTCTGCTGCTGACAACAACCATGTATCACGGATTATCAGTCGGTGATATGATCAGCATCTCTCAATTTGATGTAACTGTTGACGGTGTTTATTCTGTAAGATCCATCGAATCTTTAACACAATTTACAGTAGCTTCTACACAGGTTAATTTAACTTCACCGTTTATACCAGGTATTGGTTTATTGTTTAAATTTGTTAGTTCTAGATTTGAAAATTTCGACAAATTAGCAACACTTCCGACCATTGGTAAATTTGCTGACGGGGAAAAAGTATGGATCGATGACTATAACGGTAAATGGGCAGTTTTTAATAAATCTCAAAACTTTGAAGGTTGGACAAGAAACTCTCCCCCAAGCGACTATTCTTTAAATGTTAATCAAAGATTTGGTTATACAGTAGAATCAGATGCGAACGGATTAAGATTACTCGCAAGTGCACCAAATTTCTTTTCAGGTGTTTCTAGCACATACGGAAAAGTTTATGCTTACAGAAAGTCTGGTAAGGGTGCAAACAATGTTTCTTTCTCCGGTAGTTTTGGTCCTGACCGATCATCAGCAGAGAAGTATTTTTCGAGTAATTTAAATTCTAATTTCGGTGCTTCATTATGCTACGATATTGATACCGGTTTCTCCTTTGCAGGAGCGCCCCTAGCTACATCAGTTAAGGCTCAAGAAGAAGTAAGCACATTTAGCACAGTTAATGTTAGCGGAACTCCGTCTACATTAATAAACGAGGGATTTGTAAGAGCGGTGAATCTCAATTTTGAGTTGGGTTTACTATTATCAGAATTTGGTCTTTCGAGCCCAGAACCACAAGCTGGTGCAAATTTCGGCCACGATTTATTCATTAGTACGATTTCAACTGGTTCCAAAATGCTGTTTGTTTCGAGTCCGGGCCAAGATATGGAATCAGGTGCAGTGTTTGGAATCGGATTAGATGTCGTTAGTACTAATTCAAACAGACTAGAAATCGTAGACTTTTTAAGACTACCTTCTCCTTCTAACATAACCGGAAGTAGATTTGGCCATAGCATCACTGGCGATCAATCAGGTAAAACTATTGCGGTAGCAGCTCCGGAATACGGCGAACAAGAAGGTGCAGTATTTGTTTACAGAACTACTAATTATAGTTCTTATACTCTTTCACAAACTATATCAATGGAATCGTTGCCAGGTATCGTTAGACAAGGCGACAGATTTGCATCTCGTGTTACAATGACACCAGACGGTCGATATATGTTTATTTCTGCTCCTAAGTCTTCAAGTAATTCATCTAAGGTAGGTAAGATTGTTATACTGAAAGCAGATGATGCACAGACATATCGTTTAAATCAAGTTATAGAAAATCCATATGCTGACAAAGGTTACGACTTTGGTACTAATGTAGAAATATCTCCAGACGGCACTACTATTGTAATTTCTAGCTTAGGATCGAGTTATAAACCGTATCTAACATTTGATACTTACAGTTCGCAAAAAACAGGTGCTAATAAGTACATTTTAGATGAGACTGGTCTTCCTCGTCCTGCTCCGACGACATTCGATTCGGGTACATCTAAATTTTACTCGACAGTAAAAAATTCCGGTGCCGTATTTTCCTTCACTAGAATTAACGATCAGTATGTTTTTGCCGAGGAATTGTTTAGTAATCAAATAAGTTCAGATCAAGTCTATGGAAGAAGCATTTCTGTTAATAAATCTGGCATTATTGTAGGCGCCCCTGGACAGATTTCGCAATCTGATCAGGTTGGAAAAATGTATGTGTATGATGCCATAAGCAGTACAATAAACAGTTGGAAGTTATTAAGACAGCAAGAGCCGTTAGTTAATATTAATCGTATTAAAGCAGTTAAGACTATTAACTCCGAGGAAGAGTCTGTATTAGATTACATTGAAGTAATTGACCCGTTTAAAGGAAAGATTTCCGGATTTGCTGATCAAGAATTAAAATATCGTTCCATATTTGACCCAGCTGTTTATTCTATCGGTGTTACAGGTGTAATAACAGATACTAACTCTAATTGGCTTGACGACCATGTCGGTGAGCTTTGGTGGGATTTAAGTTCTGTAAAGTATACTTGGTATGAACAGGGAGATGCTGAGTTTAGAAAGAATAATTGGAATACTTTATTTCCGGGATCAATGATTGATGTATACGAATGGGTAAGAACCCCATTCTTACCTAGTCAGTGGAGTACGATTGCAGATACTAACGAAGGATTAGTGCAAGGTGTTAGTGGACAACCAAAGTTTCCCGATAACTCCGTAATTTCTGTAAAACAAGTTTGGGATTCGACATCAAACACATTCAGTAATGTATACTATTATTGGGTTAAAAATAAAGTCACAGTTCCGGACGGAACAGACAGAAAAATAAGTGCATACGATGTAGCTACATTGATTGCCGATCCAAAAGGGCAAGGTGTCAAGTATGTTAGTTTCTTATCTAGTGATTCATTAATGTTAGTGAATATGTCCCCAAATGTTATAGGGAGAAAAATTAACTTAGCAGTTGATATCGATGTCGCTGAATCAGAAAGAAACAAACATACTGAATGGCTGTTAGTTCAAGAAGGTAACGCCGCAAGTATTCCTAGTAAAAAACTTGTTAATATAATGAGAGATAGTCTACTAGGTAGAGATAAAAACGGAAATACAGTACCTGATCCTTCTCTTCCCGGAAGAATGAAATACGGTGTTAATCTTAGACCTAGACAATCTATGTTTAAAGATCGAAAAGGTGCTTTAAGAGTATTGGTCGAATACGCAAATAGTGTGTTAGTACAAAATAATATTGTTGATCTTGTTAATTTTGATAGATTATTAAACAAAGATGAGATCCCTAATAGTTTATACGGTCAGTACGACATTGTTGTTGAGGATATCCTAGAAAGAGACGAGACTATAGTAACAAGAAATCTTAAGTTAGCAAAATTATCCTGTGATATCGTTAACGGCAGAGTAGTTTCAGTTAATATCGAAAATAGAGGATTTGGCTACGGTAGATTAGATGCTAAGTTAGTTGAGTCCGATGAAACATCGTCAACATGGGTCGGGCCAGTAGTTGAAGTTAACGGAAACGGATCCGGTGCTGTGATCGAGACTGAAGTTAACATTGTGGGAGAGATCGTTACTGCTAGAATCGTTAACCCTGGTAGTGGATACACCGAAGCACCAACGCTGATTGTTCGCCCCTTTACGGTTATTGTTCGAGTAGATGAAACCGTAGGTAACAGATGGAGTGAATATCAGTGGGATTATAATAATAAGAAATACATAAGAATGTATACTCAAAAATTATAATACAGGACTGTATTGGCAGTACATCGATTGGATTGATCCTTTAATATAACGATGCTCAAGAGATTCTTGCTACTATAGATTCACCATATCAACTTTCAGTATTAACTGTAAGTTCCTCCCGGAAATTACATTAAGATCAGAAACGCCGGCGATGGTAGATTCATTATCTTAANNAAAGTACTTAGATAGTCAGCTGGCCGGAAATTACAACATGGACTATGATTTAGTCTATCAAGAAAACGGCACAATTGAGTTTTTAGATTCTCTATGGAATTATAATGAGTCAGTCTACGGATTTGATCAAGAATCTGGGTGGGATCAAACATTATTTGATCAGACTCCTGTTATTGAATTAGAAAATATTATCGATGCGTTGTTTGAAGATGTTTTTGTAAATTACTTAAAAGTATATTACAACAAACTATTCTTTAAATTAGTCAAGTATGCATTAACAGAACAGAAGCAATTAGACTGGGCATTTAAAACATCGTTAATTGATGTTGTAAATTATGCCGGTTCATTAGATCAACGCCCGGTTTATAAGTTAAATGTAGAAAGTTATTACTTAGACTACATAAACGAAACTAAGCCTTATCATACCAAAGTTCGTAATTTCGCTGTAAATTATACAGCAACAGATGTAACAAATTATGAGATTACAGACTTTGATTTACCGAGTGTCTATAATCCTGATCTTAAACAATTTACTCCAGTTACTTTTGGTAATCAATTATTAAATCAGTACCCCTGGAAGTCCTGGTTAGAAAATTATACCTATTATGTAGACAGTGTAGTTGTACACGACGGCGGCAGCGGATACGAAGAACCACCTATCGTAGAAATAGTATCACAAGTTGGTGATACTGGGTCTGGTGCTAAAGCAGAAGCTTATATTGCTCTAGGGAAAGTTACAATGATTGTAGTAACTGACCCTGGTTCAGGGTATACAGTTACACCTAAAATTAATTTAATCGGAGGAGGCCCGACAACTTTAACACCTGCAATTGTTTCAATTAGACTAGCGAATGGTAAAGTCAGATCAAGCATCATTACAATGAAATTTGATCGCGTTTCTGGTTATAATGAAGTAGTAGATACAACAGCAGCTGACACTTTTGTTGCTAGCGGAGTAGATAAAGAGTTTAAACTTACTTGGGCACCGAACCCTGATAAATCTCTGATTGAAGTAAGAATTAATAGCATTAGGGTTCTGTCAGGTGACTACTCAGTTGAACAGTATACTGAAAAATTCCGAGGATACACAAAGAGATATGGTAATTTAGTGCTAGATACTGCCCCTGCTAAAGGATCAACAATTACGATTACCTATCAGAAAGATGATGCGCTATATCATGCTACTGATCGCATTAGAAACTTTTATGCGCCTACTGATGGGATGCCGGGTAATACTGCTACATTGTTAATGAATGGACTTGAGTATCCGGGAGTTACTTTAGATACATTACCGTTTGAGATCTCAACCGGGTGGGATACTATGCCGTTTAACGAGCATAACTGGGATGATTATACTCCTGAAGAAGGGTTGTATTCTAGTAGAGGACCAGTAGTTACTGCTGATGTCATTGCGGCAAACTCGGTTGGCACTGCAACTACTGTTTACTTTGATCTCGAGCAAGATCCGACTATTAGTTCTGTTAAAGTCGGCTCAACTACTACAATTTCTGCAACTGTTTACACAGTGGTATCTTCAGAAGTTGATACTAATAATTACGGCCGTTGGGAATTGCAGTTTGAACCCGGGGTGCCGGTGACGATTGGGCAACCGTTAACGATAGTTAACACTAGCGGTTCTTATTATTCGTTACCGTATGTTCCCGCAGTTGGACAATTAATTAATGTTTATATTAATTCTAATAGAATCGATGATGTTAATTACGGAACTACTGGAACTATAGTAAATCAAAATGCTACAATACCTACTATTGTAGGAGACGGATACACTAATACCTTTGACATCGGTCAGTTAGTTAGTTCAACTGATATTGTTAATTTTAGACAAGTTGCCAGCGACGGCTCTTTACCTATCATTGATCCAGATTTTGATACATATGTTTCTGGTGGCGGGTATTATGTTAACATTGGCGGTAGTTTAGAATTAACGAAATCTGACGATCTCGAAGATATAAATGTTGACGGTGACGGTCTAGTTACTACAACTAATAGTTACGGACCTGAAGAAAACTTACCTGGTAGAGTATCTGATACACTGGGTATAAATGTATTCACTTACCCAGAAAGCGGTGCAGGCCTAGTTATTAACAAGAAATATTATAGAGATTCATTTAATAATACATATTCAATTGGATATACTCCACCGAACATCGAATCAGTTGAAGTTAATATGGGAGGTCGAATATTAACTTACGGGGTTGATTATACCGTTAATATTGCTGCGCAAACAATTACTCTTTTAGGAGACCCCTTACTTGAATTGAGAGGCCCGTATTTTAGTTCTCAAGATGCGTTACCTAGAAAAGAAAATATTCTAAATCCCATAGCCTCTACGGCTGGTGATGATACATTCACAGGTCCGTATGATTTGGGATTTGAATGGAACATGTTCGGCACCCTCTATAATCAAGTTTATGTTGGCACTAACGGCTATTTAACATTTGGTGGAGGATCAGCAGAATGGACACCGTTATTGTTAGGCCAACTAGTTCATCCTGCCATCTATATTGAATATTGCGATTTATGGCAGGCATTAGGTAGTGGTGATACACCGCTAGTAACGGGAGAGATCCCTGGACTGTTTTTAAGTAACGGAACTGTAGGCAATTTTACCTATTGGAGATTGCGTTTCCAAGGAACTCATTATAATAAAAGAAATGATGACCCTACAGTACCAGCATATCAATACGAAGTAACACTTTACAGTGACGGAGTAAACCAATATATTGAAATGATATACGAAAATACCTGGAGAGAAACAAACTTCAATGGCGATGAGGGGTTTATTACTGGTGTTGCTCTAGCAAGGAATGGCAATAGTTTAGGATCCGGTATTCAAGTTGATTGGACACAGATTCAAAATAATACTAGTCATGTATTTTATAGTACATCCGGCGGCGGTAACTGGCAGTATGCAGGCCGCGGTAGCTTTGACCCGTTTAGAGAACAAGACCCTATACCAGAGTTAATTTCTATCACTGTAATGGATGTTGCTGGCAAGAATCTGTTAGCCGGTGTTGGAGGCACTACTGTAAACTTACAAAGACAAAATAATTTTGATTTTGCACCTGCATTTACTGAAGTCAAGAGTGCCTACATTACCGTTAACGGAATTAAGAGAACTGACTACATCTTAACCGGTACAGAAAACAACGGTACAGCCGGCCGCATTAATGTTCGATTTAACAACAACTTGAATGTCGGTGATCGTCTACAAGTTAGACTTTACTCCGCCGATGACAAAGCGTACAGTGAAGTTAACGAACAGGTGTTTAACGCAATGTCAGGAGAGGATACATTCGTATTGGAAATACCTCCCGGAAACATTGCTCCGTTACATAATCAAGTTATTGTAGAGCAAGACGGTGTTAGATTAATGCCTCCCGACACTTCGTATTATGTGGTTGAAGGAGATAACAGAAGATTTAGTCTCGATAATCGTTACGATTACCCACAAGGCCGTCCAGACATGGCATCAGTTGAAGTTTATGTAAACGGAGTTTACAGAAAGTTTAATAGATCTTTAAGATTACTACAAGATGAAAATGCTATTCAGTTTAGTAAATCTGCAGTAACCGACGGGGATGTAATTGCTATTACTACCTTAATCGGCAATGATTATATCGTATCAGGATCAGATCTAATACTTTCTAACCCGGTTAATACTATCGGGACTAGCACAATTAAAGTTACTACATTTACTAATCATGATAGTATGTTGCTGAGAAGAGAAAGATTTCCGGGAACACCAACGGGGATGTTTAGATTGAGTCGTGTAGTTGCTGATAATAACTATGTTTGGGTAGAACTTAACGGGAAACCGTTAGTTCGTGATATTGATTATAGACTATCTAGCGATAAGTCAACAGTTATCTTTAAGGAAACTTACAATTTAACTTCGGAAGATACTGTGGTTATTATGAGTGTTGCAAATCAATTAGCAGACAAGTTAGCGGGCTATAGAATATTTTACGACAATTTAGGTAGAACTCATTACAAGAGATTAAGTTTTGCACATACAACTCAGTTAACTGCTGACCTTCGTCTAACTGATACTAGCATTACAGTTGAAGATGCAAGTGTATTGACTCCGCCTAATCTAGAAAGATATAGACCTGGGGTTATTTTGCTAAACGGAGAACGAATTGAGTTCTTCAAAGTAGAAGGCAACAAATTAAGTGCTCTTCGTAGAGGTACATTAGGCACCGGTGTTAAGGCCCTACATGCAGAAGGAACTTATGTAATTGATCAGAGTGCAGGTCAGAATATAATTGTTACAGAAAATAATGAAGTTGAACGATTTGTTATTAACGGGACCACTTACCCGTCGACCTCAACTTGGGTATTACCGACTATACAGTTTAATTCCAGTGCAACAAATGTATACGATGAAATCGAAGTGTATTATCGTGGTAGATTATTAAGAAAACCAGATGAAATATACACAGTCACAGATACTACTGTGGCTTATGATTCGTTTGAAATAGATAGTTTAGGCGCATCCAGTAACATCGTATTAGATTCTGAATTTACTGTAAATACAGCGTCTAATACATTGATTTTAGGGTTTACTCCTTTAGTTGGTTCAGAGATTAAAGTTAAGAGAAAGTCCGTTGATGAAATTGGAATTGAATTTGCGGATCTACATAATAGTAGTGCTGCAACCGCTAAATTCTTGCTTGAAAGCCCGTCTTTTGTGATGAATAAATATTACTATGGTCAAGTTGACTTAGTAGATCAATATCTCACAATTGAGGATGGAGATACATTAGACAGCGAGAATGGAGACCCGTTAATAGGTTCATAATATGGCAAGAATATCACAATTACCGTCGTTAACTACAGTTACTAACCAAACACTATTTGCGGTTGTTTCTTCTAGTACAAGTTTTAAAGTTGCTTTTGAAGACTTTAAAAATCAAATACAACAATCTGCTCAAGGTGCAACTGGTCCGCAAGGACCCGTTGGTGCGACCGGTGCTGGTGCAACCGGTTCAACAGGTCCTATAGGCGCTACCGGAGATATTGGTGCAACTGGAGTTAGCGGAATTAACGGTGTTGATGGTGATCAAGGCGCCACCGGTGCTACGGGACCCGAAGGTCCTGTAGGTGCGACTGGTGCTGGTGCTACAGGATCAACTGGCCCGCAGGGATTGCAGGGATCAACTGGCCCGCAAGGAGAAATTGGCTCTACCGGACCACAGGGATCTGTGGGTGCTACTGGAGAAACTGGCTCTACCGGTCCACAGGGACCTCAAGGCGCAACAGGTGAAGAAGGACCGGAAGGTCCCCAAGGACCGATTGGTGCCCAAGGCTACCAGGGTGCTACAGGAGCAGAAGGTCCTACAGGTGCTACTGGTCCAGACGGCGCAACGGGCCCTAAAGGTGACACCGGAGACCCGGGCGGTGCAACTGGTCCACAGGGATCAACGGGTGCTACAGGCCCTGCTGGTACTAACGGTGAAAATGGTAATCCTGGTGCTACCGGATCAACTGGGCCGAGAGGCGCAACAGGTGCTGAAGGTCCTGCCGGTGCTACAGGTTCTCCGGGAACCTTTGGCGGTATTACCGCAGAATATATTTTCTCAACTAATAACGAAGATACTGATCCTGGAACTGGACGAGTTAAATTTGACAATGATATTTTACCTGATGCAACTGAGATGTACATCGATTATCAAAACGCATCTGGTATCGACTTACAGAATTACTTAAAAACAATCGATGACAGTACAAACCCTTTAAAGGGCCACTTTAGAATCGGTAACAAGTCAAACCTTACAGATTTTAGTATTTTCACTATTACCAGTCTTGAGGATATGACTGGGTATTTTAAAGTAGAGTGTACTTACATTAGCGGATCAGTTAGATACGACGATCAAGAAGAAGTAATATTAACATTTGCAAGAACAGGCGATATCGGCCCGACCGGTGCTACCGGACCAACTGGTGCTACTGGCCCTGCCGGTGCTACCGGACCAACTGGTGCTACTGGACCACAAGGGCCGACTGGTGCAACAGGTCCTAAAGGTGACGGGGGAGATATCGGCTCTACTGGAGCAACTGGTCCTAAAGGAGATCAAGGAGATCCGGGCGGTGCAACTGGTCCACAGGGATCAACTGGCGCTACTGGACCTATCGGAGAAACAGGTGCTCAAGGAGCAACTGGTCCACAGGGATCAACTGGCGCTACTGGCCCGATAGGTGCTACTGGATTTTTAGGTATCGAATGGGAAATTACAAATAACGGAACTACAAATTATGTATTCAGCGGTCCTGGTATATACACAGGAAATACAGAGGATCCTGTTCTATACCTCTACAAAGGATTTACCTATAGATTTGTAAATAATGCCGGTGCAGCTAGACCTTTTGCTATTAGAGTAAGTAACGGTGGAGCAGCATATACTACAGGAGTAACAGGCGACCAATCGGGTACTCAAACATTTGTAGTTCCGATGAATGCACCGTCCACTCTGTATTACCAGTGTACGCTCTATTCCGGAATGGGTAACACAATTAATATAATTTAATAATGGATAAGTACGATGAACATGCAAGAACAAAATAATACTCAAATTCCGACAAGGGCGCCCGATGAAATGGGATCTATCGACCTTCAAGGACATATTAAAATCTTTGATCCGGAAACTAAAGAAGTGTTTGTGGAGAAAAGAGCATGATTACATCATTACCCGTCTCAGTCGAAGGATTTTTAAAAATATACGATCCTAATACCAAGGAAATATTTGTTGACAAACATAATGCGATCCATTATGAAAATTTTAGTCTAGCTATTGTAAACAGTTTAGGCAATCAAACATACGGTTGGGTCACTAAAATGGCATTCGGTAACGGAGGAAGTCGAGTAGATCCTACCGGTATTATTACATATTTGACTCCTAATACAGTAGGTCAAAATGCCACCCTCTATAATAAAACCTATGAGAAATCAGTCGATGCTCAAAGTGCTGCGAATCTAGATCCAACTAGAAACTATATGGAAACACGACACTTAATAGGCGCTACTTACAGCGACCTATTAGTTAGCTGTTTGCTTGACTTCGGTGAGCCTAGAGGCCAATTGGCATTTGATAACAGCAGTGACTTAGATGGTCAGTATGTATTTGATGAGTTAGGGCTAGTAGGTAATGATTCAAGCGGTAACGAATTATTATTAACGCATGTTATTTTTCATCCCGTTCAAAAAAGTTTAAACAGGATGATACAAATTGACTACACTGTCAGAGTTCAAAGTATTAGCGGAGTAGGAGCATAATATGTCGTATAAAGTGTTCTTTTCCGATCCTACGAAATTTAGCAGTTATCTTATCATAGAAGATAATGAAATTGATTCAAACCAGACTAGCCTGTCATTTGTGGGTAAAAATGCATCTGGATATGCGCAGGCAATTTCTACAAATTTTCTACATCTTTTAGAAAATCATGCAAGCGGTGATCCACCGAATAACCCCATTGAAGGGCAACTTTGGTTCGACACCTCGGACGCTACCAACAAGAAATTAAGAATTAATGATAGTACAGCAGGCGGTGCTAACTGGAAGCCTATTAATGGCGTATATCAGCAGGATGATGCTCCTGCCGGTGCCAGCGTGGGGGATATATGGGTTGACACAGCTAGAGCGCAGGTATTCATTACACTTGATGGTGCAAATTGGTCATTAGTTGGTCCTAACTACAGTAGTACATTAAAATCAGGTAGTTATCCGGAGCAGGTTAAAGATATTTTTGGAACTTCGCACAATGTAATTAAGAACTATATTGACGGCGAAGTAGTTGAAATTATTAGTGCAGAATCTTTTACACCTCAACAGAAGATAAACGGATTTGACAACATTGGTGCAGGCCTAAATCTTAATAATGAAAATGGTGCTCGATTAAATGCTACCGCTTATGCAGCATCTAATGTACAGGTAACTTCACCGGTCCGTGCGATTGTTGGTGCGAACTCGTTAGTTCGTAGTGATATTGACAACTCTATCACAGGTGTTATTAACTTTAAAAATGGATTAACACTAGGTATTGATCCTACTTTTAGATTAATTAAAGATGGAATTCGCGACAACATGTTAGTGAATTCGGTTGAAGGCGGAAGATTTAGATTTAGAACTTTAAACAACAGCGGGCTATTCGATGATGTTTTAGTTATTTCCGGCGACGGTAAAAGAGTCGGTGTTAACATTCTTAATCCTACAACTGAATTTGATGTTAACGGTTCCGGAAGATATACTGGATCATTAACAGTCGCTTCTAACGGCATCTAACGCATTTACGGTTGACGGCGCAGCTTGGATTAAACGATCACTAACCGTTAGCACTACATCAACTTTCGGTAGTACCTCGACTTTTGAATCGTTGATACAAATTGGTACATCAACTGATATTAATTTATTAAATCCTAAAGCAGTTATAAGACCGCTTGCGCATAGAAAGTATACGATCGGTACAACATCTTCTGCATTTGCAGAAGTACATTCTGCTAAATTTATTGGAAATTTAGAAGGTACCTCAACATTCGCCTCTAGATTAGTTAGCGCACCTTTAATTACTATTGCAGGAGATGTAACTTCTCCTGGTATTAATTTTAACGGAGATGGCTCTACCTCTACTTTTGCTACAGTTTTAAACGCAGGAGCAGTTAATAACAAACCACCGATGTCATCTGTTTCGTTAGATGATAAAATTTTAGTTGCAGTGGGATCTCAAAACTACGAAAAGATTCCAGCAATCGGTGGCTCTGGAAATAACGCAGACTTTAACGTTTATAGAGGTGACGGTTTTTATCAAGTCGATTATGTTCCCGGCGTTAATAGTTCGGGAACTGCATATATTGTTAACGATAATATTACTTTACCGGGAACTTTGTTAGGAGGCCAAAGTCCGACTAATGATGTAACAATACTAGTCACCGGAGTTAATTCGTTAGGCAATATTGTAAATTGGACTACTTCATCCGGTACTGCGATTTCTGGACTGAACCGTGCAACGAAAGAAAATTTCTTATCTGGAATTATAGAAAATCTAGTACCGGCTGGTGCAATGTTACCTTATGCAGGATTAACACCCCCCGAAGGTTGGTTAGTTTGTGACGGATCGATTATTAGTAATAGTGAATATCCTAAGCTATTTGCAGCAATCGGATACACTTACGGAAAATCTCTAGTTGCAGGTCAATTTAAATTACCAGACTTAAGAGGTAGAATGGCGATCGGTTTTGACAACATGTCAAACGGATTCTTTAGTAGTCCTGGAGTTGCTAATAGAGTTCCGGGCGCAAATAAACCTACAACTGCTCAAGCTAATACTGGGAGTGGTTCAGTGTCTGGAGGCAATTACCTCGGAGAACCAACTACTACTGGAGGAACTGGAAGTACAAGCACAGGAGTAGTTACTAATTTTATGAATCCTTATCTAGCTTTAAATTATATTATCAAGGTTTAAACAATATGTCATACACTATTAAATTTACAAACGGAAGAACTTTAGCGGTCATAGCAGATCAAAACTATGATCAAATTTCTACAAGTTTGACCTTGATAGGCAAAAATTTAAATAACTACGGCCAGTACATTAACGAAAACTTTGTAGGGCTCCTTGAAAATTTTGCATATCCAATTGAACCTAGATCTCCAGTAACTGGTCAGTTGTGGTACGATACTAGTGAAAACAAAATTAAAGTTTATAGCCAAGGTAGATTTAAACCGGTAGGTGCTCCTACAGTGAGCACACAACAACCAACAAGTCCTATCGCAGGCGATCTTTGGGTTGACACGACCGAAGGCATATTAAAATGGTTTGACGGTAGCGTTTTTGTTCCGGCCGGAAAAGATTATTCAAATGTTTCTGGAAAAGAAGGTTGGTTCTCTGAAACTATACCTGATGAATTTAACACTGAACAACCTGTTAGTATTTTTTATTCAAATAATACACCGTGGGCAGTAATGTCCACATCGACATTTAATACTAATCCATTTGTTCCTTATTTTGGAACAACTACAATTAAACCTGGGCTAATTTTAGATCCGTCAGTCGGTGCTAAATTTTACGGCACTGCTACTAGTGCAGAAACCGTAGCAGGATTTGATCCTAGCAATATTTGGACATTAAACACATACACTGAAACTACTGGTGAAATGTGGATACGAAATAATGCCGGCTTGCAAATTGGTGAAACTGCACCCTTTAGATTTTATGTTGACACAACAACTAGTCCTGACACTAGTGTTATTGCGTCTGCAGATGCAATTCTGAATCCGTTAGAAATTAGATACAATTCTGCGTCAACTGGTACACAAGGTGTTGCTTTTCATATAAATCCAGTTTCGGAAAGAATCGGGGTATTTACAAATGCGCCTGGAGCAGATTTTGATGTTAACGGTGATGTAATTATTCGGGGCAATGTTACAGTTCAAGGAACCTCGACTATATTACAAACAGAAGTTTTACATGTTGAAGATCCGATTATTGAGTTAGCAACCGGGCAGACTACTGCGACTGATAATGTGTTAATTAACGGCGGCGGTATTATAGTTCATGGAGACAGCGATTATTCTTGGTTAGTTAATGTTAGTAGTGGCGGAGTCCCCTTCAATAGAGCGTGGGAACCATCATTAAGTATTAATTTACCTAATAACTCTCTATCTTACAAAATTTCAAATTATACAGTAATGGAAGCAGATCCGGACAGGCCCGGATATTTTAGATTGGGGCCATTTGTAACCGCAGCACCCGGTTTGGTTAATTTGCCAGTGTTAAGTAAATTAACAGTTACTAATGTAATCATTACTGATAATAGAATTACAACTTCTCCATTTCCAGCAACTGACCTTGCGATTACACCAAGCAGCGGCAAAATTGACCTAGGTACATCTACTAAGATTGTTAATATGGCAGAAACAGTCGACCTTGACACAAGGGATACCGCAGTTTCTAAAGGATACTTTGAAGATAAATTAGCACTTGCACTTGGCGGATTTGTCGGTAGAAAACCCTACACCTTAAGTCTAGATATTACCGATTTTATTAATATTAATTCACAAATTATCGAATACCTAAACTTAACGATTCCAGTTGATGGATTTGAAGATCCTTATTATGCCCAACCTGACGGTTCGAGATGCTCAGTTGTTTGTACAAGATATATTGCTACTACTGCTACTTATTACATCGATAGCCTTAATACCTCTACAGAGAGACAGGTAATTACTTATGTGCCAGAAGTTAGCGGAACTTATACCAATACGCTTACTGTTGTTACTGATTTTGAATTGGCTGGAAGCATTACTATATCAACTCCGATGCCGATTATTCAACGAACAATTAAATTGTTTCAAGTAATTGCAGGAGCATGGACCTTTGTTAGAGATGTTGATAATGAGTATCTGAGATCTACCGATTCTATCTATATTGCAGAGCTTGATAGGGCCGTAGTTGTTCCAACTATTTCTCCGATATCTACATCGTTATCTACCATATCGTTAGCCACACTTGACGGGGTCAAGAAAGGCCATGTTGTAACAGGAACTTCGATCAGCACACTGACTCAAGTTGTGTCGTTAAGCACAACTACAACAGAGATTGAAATCGATCCTCCGTTAGATAGCATTTTAGGTGCAGGCGAAAACTTATCTTTCCGATATGCACCTGGCGGTACAATTTACATAAGTGGAAATGGACCTGCTACATTAGGGACAGGTACTTCAGTTTCTATACAAGATAGAGACACGCAACTGAATATTCTAACAGGTACATTGATAGATAATCAAAATACTACTTCTTATTTGAATACAGTGACGATTGCAGTTGCATTAGAAACAGTTACAGTGGGTTCTACAGGAACATATTCAAACTGGTTGATTTCGTTGGGAGGGGCTTAAATGCCTTATAATTTAAGAAATTTTGACGGCCGAGCATTTACAACTATCCCCGACGGAGTAGTTGATCAGCAAGTAACATCAAGTTTAAATCTTGTTGGGCGGGATGTTGTAAGTTATGGTACTTTTCAAAATGATAACTTTCTTTGGTTATTGGAAAATTTTGCAGGCAAGATTGAACCAGTTAACAAAATTCAAGGCCAAATTTGGTTTGATAAAAACGACAATGTAATGCGTCCGAAGATTTACGACGGCGACCGTTGGAAAACTTTTGCATTGAATTCAGTACAAGGTGTTACACCGGAAGACCCTATGTTGGGAGATTTATGGTTTAACTCTGAGACTGAGCAATTATATGCAAAAGGAACTTCGACCTTTGTATTAATTGGTCCTCAAAAATTAGTTGGATATGAAAGAACTGACTGGGTTCCGGTGTTAATTCAAGACACTTCGTTAACTTATCACCCAAGTGTAATTGCATATGTAAATGGCAATATTGTAGGGGTTGTGTCAACAGAAACATTTGCAGTTAACACTTCGGAAACCGTTTATGCTGCCGGCGTCACTTCAGTTGGTGCAGGAATTAATCTAATTCCCGGTGCTCGTGTTCGAGGAGATTTTCAATATACTGAAGGTTATAACGATGAAACAATTTCCGGCGACTGGACTTTTGAAACAGGAGTAAAAGTTGGATCTTATTCTATCACTCCTACCTCGGATGACTTAACTATTGACTTAAGTGGTAAAAATTTAAAAATTAATGCGGCTAATTTATTGCCCACGGCGGCTGCTTCCCTGGGAAGTGCAACTAACAAATTTACAAAGATATTTGTAAACGAAATTAATGCAGGGTCTTCAGTTACAGGCATCAATCTAATCGGCCAATATTCGTTAAACAGCGGAAGTAAATTCTTTCCGGCTGCTGATAGTGCAATTTCTTTAGGTGCGGCAAACGCACGATGGTCCTCGGTATTTGCCTCTGCGCTATCTGCCGGTGGAAGTTCAAGTCAAGGCCAGATTGTAGGAGATTGGAGATTAGAAGCTAGCAGCGTATTAGATGTAACTGCCGGGACTTTTAAAGCAGATGCTATTTCTGCAGGAACAAGTTCTTCGCCGGGATCTCTAACAGGCAACTGGAGTTTACAACCCGGTAGCACATTAAATGTTACTGCCGGTGCATTTAACGCCGATTCCATTACGAACGCAAACGGTGTATTAGATATTAATGTATTGGATGTTGATAGTCTTAAAGTTAATAATAATATTGTTATTAATTCAGCAAATTATAATAACTATGCTCCGACTAAAACAGGTGGAGGTGCCTCGGGTACCTGGAATATTAATATCACTGGAGATGCTAATACACTAGATGGGAAGAATTCGACTTACTTTGCCCCAACCGAGTCGCCTGCACTAACAGGTACACCGACTGCCCCTACTGCTGCTGCCGGTACCAATAATTCTCAAATTGCTAGTACTGCATTTGTACAGACCGCATTAACATCGGCGTTACCTCGTGGTGCAGTAATTATGTGGTACGGGTCCGCCGGAAGTATTCCATCAGGGTGGGCACTGTGTGATGGTAGTAATGTAGGAGGATATCTTACACCTGATTTAAGAGATAGGTTTATAGTCGGTGCAGGTTCGAGTTATAATCTTGGATCAACTGGTGGTACATCTTCTGTTACATTGAGTGCAGATCAATTACCTAGTCATTCGCATAGCGGATCAACTGATACTCAATCGTCTAATCATACGCATAACTTTTCTGCGGTAACTTCGAGTGCCGGAGTTCATTATCATACTTTCCCGGGCGATGACCAGTTAGATGGGGCTAGTGGTCGAGGCGGCTGGGTCGCTGCATACGATGATGCATTTCCATATGATGCTAAGTCGAATCGCAGCGGCGGCGGCAAAGTGTGGCAAACTTCACAAAGTGGAAGTCATGGGCACACAATATCCGGAACTACAGACGGTATGAGCCAAAATCATGCACACCAATTTGTAACTAATTCCGTAGGCGGCGGAGCAGCTCACGAAAATCGTCCACCATTCTACGCATTATTTTATATTATCAAGGTCGTTTAAGGATAACACATGTCATACAATATTAACAAAACTAACGGATTAAAATTAACAACTGTCGAGGACGGTGCTGTTAATCTTACGGCCTGTGATCTCACATTAATTGGAAAAAATTATGCAGGTTATGGACAAGCGGTTAATGAAAACCTTGTTAAATTATTAGAAAATTTTGCCAATAATACACAACCTCCTAGACCTATCACTGGACAAATTTGGTACGACACTGTAGCTAAAACTATTAAGTTTTACAATGGATCTGAATTTAAAGCCTTATCGTCTTTAAACAGTTCTGTAGGAGAACCTGGAAATTTGTCCAAGGGAGATTTATGGTTTGAAGAAAATGACGGTAAACTATATTACTTTGATGGATCGGATTATGTATTAATTGGCCCGCAATTTAGTGGGATCGCGGCGGCTAACGGTGTATTTCCAGCAGTAGTAGAAGATGTTGACGGTCTTAATCATTATATTTTAAAATATGAAATTCAGAGTTACACTGATGAAGCAACCGTCACGACTATTGCTACTCTTTCAACGGAAGAATTTGTTCTAAGTTCGAGAACTCCTATACCCGGATTTAGTGTTATAAAACATGGAATGACTTTGCGAGATACAAACTCTGATGGTATATCGGCAGACTCAGCATCTCTCGATCCGATGGTATGGGGATCTTCATCGGACAGTCTTAGATTAGCTGGTAGATTGTCGAGTGAATATGTCTTATATACTAATCCAGTCTTCTCAACTAATGTACAAATTAATAATAATCAAGGTCTTAATATTGGTTCTAATGGACTAGTATTAAAAATTGATGCTACTAACGCTGCCCAAATTAATTCTGATAAAACAGTAATTGAACTTAACGCAACATTAAGCGGGATACAATATAATGTTGCTAACTTTGATGCATCGGACGGTTTAAGGATATTACCATCTAAATCAGTGGGTCAAACTACCGATATCGGTAAAAGTACCAATAAGTTTAATAACATGTATGCGAATACCTTTGTCGGTAACCTCTCAGGTACTGCTACGGTGGCTACTACTGCAATACAGACGCAGGCAACTCTAACAAGAGGTAGTTACTTAACCGGTAGTAATTTTAATGGTAATGTTGCCACAACTTGGGCAGTAGACGCTGCTACAACTAATACAGCTAATAAGGTTGTAGCTAGAGATGCTAGTGGTAATTTCAGTGCAGGTACAATTACTGCTTCCCTTAACGGTACTGCTAGTATTGCTGCTGAAACGCAATATACTTTAACTCGCGGGAGTTATTTAACCGGTAGTAATTTTAATGGTAGTGTTGCTACAACTTGGGCAGTAGACGCTGCTACTACTAATACAGCTAATAAAGTTGTAGCTAGAGATGCTAGTGGTAATTTCAGTGCAGGTACAATTACTGCGAATTTATCTGGCAATGTTACAGGTAATGTTACAGGCACTCTCACAGGAAATGTTTCTGGAGCTAGTTCAGTTGGTATGGCAACAAGCGGTCGTATTTCTTGGCCAAATGATCAATATTTCGGAGCAGGTGATACCTGTTATATTGATACTTATAATGCCGGAGTTGAAGACCAAAGACTTCGCATTTATATTGATAATGATGCAGGTGATAAGATTGAATTGAATGCTTCGGGCGGTGTAACAGTTCCTAGGGGTACTATTGATGCAATTGCAACTGAAGCACAATACGCTGACTTGGCAGAAATGTATTTGCCAGATGCAGAATATAGTCCTGGTACTATATTAATGATTGGTGGCGAAAAGGAAGTTACTATATGTAACACATATGAAAGCGAAAAAGTAGTCGGAATTGTTTCTACTGATCCTGCATACTTAATGAATTCAAAATTGGAAGGTGGAGTTGCGATAGCACTTAAAGGACGTAGTTCCTTGTAAAGTAAAAGGACCAATCCAGCGAGGAGATATATTAGTTTCATCCAATGTACCGGGGCATGCTGAAGCTAGAAGATACGGACATAGAACAAATCCGTTTGCAGTAATTGGAAAGGCATTACAAGACTTTGACGGGGAAACTGGAGTTATTGAAGTAATGGTACACTAATAATAAAAGCCCCTTTCGGGGCTTTTATTTTATGCTTCTTCTTTTACAGTTTTAGCTTTCTTTTTTGGCGGATCTAATGCATCCGCCTCTTTACGAAGGCGTGCAGCTTCTTTATAAAGAGCATCTGCTCTAGAGCGCATTTCGGCAGGAGTCAATTCGAAACTTGTAGTCTCCGTAACAACTTGCGGTGCGATCGCAGTTTCGTCGACAACAATCTCCTCTTTGTGTGTAGATGCAACAGCGGGCTCTGACGATGTCTTACCATCATTGATTGCCAAATCTTCAAGACGAACGCCCCTTTGATCGGCAATCAAAAGATTAAGCTCATCCAACGGAATAATGTCCTTTGCAGTAGGAGTCATTAACACACCGTTAGTAGGAACCTTTTTTAAGTGTCCCCTAGTGTGCAACCATTCTAGCATGTTGGAACCGTCTGGAAAGCGACGAACAGCCAACACATCTGCAAGTTCATTTGCCTGCTGAGTTTGCTCGGTTTCAATTAAACTCATCAAAGCATCGTGATAAGCATCGGCTAACCCGTTTGTTCCTACAACGAGAGCACTATATGGATCACCTGGTATAGTTCTGAAAACAACTGCGATACGAGCACCGTTGTTTTTCATTTTTCCAACATGTTTAATCATAATATTTCCTTATTGTGTTTGAGCTTGTTCAGCTTCTTGTGCAGCCTGTTCAGCTTGTTGCGCAGGAACAACAGCAGCCAAGAAGATGTCAAGTTTATTAAACACCGTACCAACAGCAGCCATTTCTTGAGCTTTAAATGCACCGCGTGTAGCGGCAATATCAATAATAGCACGAATGTTTTGTAGATCGGTAACAGTTAGTTCCGGGCTTTTTTGTTCTTGTTCTGACATAATATTTCCTTTTAATTATTTAGATGAAATAAGTTTCACACCTTGTAAATGTGGACATGCAAGGGTTAACATAGACATCTCTGCCGGACTTTCTAGTCCGACTTCGACTGCAAATACTACTCTATTCTCGTCTACTATTGTAGATTTTTTAATACAGTATCGTCCGTCCAAATTTAAGTAAATCCATCTGTCGAGCTCTCTAAAATTTAGAAAATCCTTTAGATAAATTTTAGTAAAATTTGGAGGGACTCGATTAATCCTTCTTACTGAAAGTAAGTTTAAATGATTAATCCGTCCCTTGTAAATTCCCATTATATACCTACTTTATTTATAATAGGCAACTTGCCCGAATGGAGGAATTATGGAATCATTACCGTGAATAATAAACAGGGTATCGCAGTAGTTTTCGTCACCCCAATCACCGCAGGGATATCCATCTGTAAACATAATAAACTTTTTAGGTTCGATCTGTTCGTCCTTCATAAATTCCCAATTAACTTCGAACGCAGTTCCACCGCCACCTTTAACTTTGTACTCCAGAATGTCGGAAGCACTGTCTCCGGTAAATTGAGCGTAGTTATAAACATCGGTATCGAAACACCATATGTCTAGTTTAAAGTCAACATATTCGTCCATAATACCTTTTACTTCGGACAGGAAGTCTTTAGCCTGTTTATCCGAAATACTACCACTCATGTCAATAGCAATGCTTACATCAACAGTTTCGTCATTGATCATACCCGGAAGAATTGCTCCGCTATGTTGAGATTTACGATTCGGGCGAGTAAAACTAAAATTGCTACGAAGAATGCTTTGGATATTCATACGGAGCAACTGACGCCAATCCATCTTGGGTTCAGTAAAGTCTTTAATCAATCGAGCAACCCCGGCCGGAACCCGACCAGCCCCTGCGGCTTGTGCAGCAGCTACCATCGCTTCTTTGATCTCATCTCTAATTTGTTTACGCTCTTCAGCAGTGAGACGGGGTCTTTTACCAGCGCCGTCTTCATCTCCGTCGCCCTCACCGTCCCCATCGCCCTCACCATCGAGATGTTCGTCGAGCAGCTCGCCTAGTTTGCTGAGATCAATTTTTTCAGCGTTGTCGTATAGTTCTTGGTAGATTTGTTCGAACGACCAACCACGGTATTTGTTGTCTTGATAAACTCTAATACACGACGGAGCTTCGCCGATGCGTTCATCTTTAAGAATTTGATTAGTAGCGTAGTCGGCAGCAATATTAGAAAGCTGAGGATCTCGCCCGTCTCGACGACTCATGTGATCGAAAACATTATGCAACACTTCGTGTGCGAACCCGAACTCTGCTTCTTTGGGTTTGAGTTTGTTAACAAAATCGTTATTGTAGTAAAAATTACGACCATCAGTAGCAAGTGTGGCACACCAATCCGACGCATCAATCAGCTTCATTCGTGTTGCTAGATTTCCAAAAAATGGATGACGAAGCAATAAACCAATACGAGCAGTAACTAATTTTTCTACAATTTTAGCTTTTTCGGCAGCCGTATACTCTTTAGTTGATGCTTGTTTTTTAACTTTTTCAGCTTTCATTACAGATGACATATTTCTCTCACTAGTAGTTATATAGAGTAATTATACATTATTTTCGTACGGCTGTCAATAAAATAGGCCCTTGCGGGCCCATTTTTTACTGTTCCATAGCGGTAATGATATACTTACCGTATTTGTCGTGGAACCGATCGAAGTTCTTCAGTTTGGATGCATCAAACGGCAGTTGGTAGTTAGTAAGGGCAACTTTGGCGCCCATAACAACCAATTCAGTTGGAAAATTGTCCATCATGAATCCAAAAAAGTTATCTGCCATTTCGTCCCAGTTTTTAACTTTCTTCTTGTCTGCTTCCTGCAATTCGTAGCACAGGGAAGTAGTCAACGAGTACATGGCAGAGATTTCTTTAATTGAAATCTTGTCAATTTTACCAGAAAGAATATCTTCCGGTTTAGGCATCTGTTTAGCAACTTTACGGTGCGCCATAAATTTAACAGCAAGACCCTCACCGATTGCACCTGATACCAAATCGGTTAAAGTGCCTTCGTCCAAGTCGTCATCTTTGAGCAACTCGCTAACAAACGACCAAGAACGGGGAGTAGCAAATGCACGGCTCGAGCTCTTTGGATCAAAGTCGTTGAGATCTTGTTTAGCAAAAGATACATAACCGACAACTTGTTCATGCACAAAGTTTTTAGTAGCCCAGTTAAGCCAGTCATCGAAGTCAGTACGAAGTTCCAAATGCAAGAAACGGTTAGCTAACGGAGCAGGCATACGATAAGTAACACCCTTGTCAGTTTCGCGGTTACCGGCAGCTACAATTGCAACACCTTTCGGTAGTCGATAAGTACCAACACGACGATTTAGAATCAACTGATAAGCAGCGGCTTGGGTAGCTGGTGCAGCACTGTTAAGTTCGTCCAAAAACAAAATAGCGGTACTATCTTCGTCAGTGGGCAGTTCTGACGGTGGAGCCCAAGACATAGTGCCTAGTTCTGAATTGTAATATGGGATACCTTTGATGTCAGTTGGCTCCCAAAGGCTCAATCGAACATCAATTACTTCACGACCTTGTTCCTCGCCGATCTGTTTAACAATGTCGGATTTACCGATACCTGGAGGGCCCCACATAAACACAGGGCGTTGAACTTTGATACACTTACGAATACTTTTTTTGGCCTCGCTAGGAGTAACTGAACGATTGCCGCTAATTGCCTCTGCCATTTGAAATCCTTGTAAAATTGTTTAGGTTAACGTTTAAGCACGTATATAAATTATACAGAGATACGGTAGATAAGTCAAGTTAATTAAGGCTGTTGCGATTTTGCAACATTTTTTGCTCGGGCAAAGCCGAATTTTTGAACATTCCCGGAAAAGAGAATTAGTTGCACAGCCATTCTTTCTCCGAAAACATATATGTGATTTTTAGTGATGTAAAATGGGCAGTCTACATATTTGTCTAACCAAATAATTAATTTATTATTCCAATCAACTTCTTTGGCTGGTATTGCAATTTCGTAGTCTTTAATTTGGGCTTTCTTAAGGGCTTCGTACCCTTGTTCCGTTAGTCGGAACCCTCCCTTAGTTTTTGTTCTAGGATTTCGCCACCATAAACTCAAAACCTTTTTTAGAGTTTTGTCATCAGTTGGCAAACTCAGTTGAGATAGTACATATTTGGTAATCTCAATCCTCTGATTCATTTGATAGTTTCTTTCCGGAGGTTAGTTTATAGACACTAAAATCNTTGCAGTTAAACATTTTGTTTANTTTTTCTGCTAGATTAAATGCNTGTCCTTTATTTGAAAAACTGACTTTTTTGTATTTNGGNCCNATNTCTTGAGCTACNATACTGGTTGTTTTTAGNTTAACAGNTTTGTCTTTNTAGAAAACTGCCCAAATGGCNTCTGCTTCTAAAACTTGTTCAGTTTTNTAATTNTTTTTGTTAGTTACTTCTAACAGTACTTTNGGTTTTGGGCGGCTCATAATGCGTACATCTCCGTTATATACGCATTTATTTATCGCCAATTACCTAAGACCGCCCCCGTCCATACTGATAGAAACAACTTCTTCTTGAGCAGCGGGTTGCGAAATATGGTCCTCTAGCTTTCCGACTAATCTAGTCATAACAACAGCAAGACTGTCTGATAATGCTACTGCTTCTTTTATGTCTAAAACGACCTGTTTTTGGCCTGATTTGTTTGCAATTCTAGCTTTTTCGAGGTAGTTTTCGATAGGTAAAGTGTTAATTTGTTTCATTATCTTTTTTTCCTAGGGCAGATAGTGCATGTTTCATTTCTTGTTCAGTTTTAAACGGACCGTGAAACGGATATCGTTCTAGTGTAATTAGTTTCGGGCAGAAACTTTTGACCCAACCCTTGCGGAATTTAATCAAGTAATACCCAGCACAGTATTGACTTTTGCTCTTAGAACTTTTGGCATAGATTGGGAGTTTTTTTCGAATGTTATAAACTGATCCGTGCGGTTTTGAACCACAGGGATAGTCGTAAACACTATAATCTTTTACTTCCTTTTTCTCAGCCTTTTTAACTTCGTTAAACACTACACCTAGTTTTTCTTTAACATCTTTAACAGTTCCGATTGAAACTTTTTGTCCGTTCTTAATTACACAGTAAAGTGACTTTTCTTTACTTAATGTTCCAACTTTAGAACCGTTACTTTCTAGTAACCAGCTTTTATTGGGGACTAATACTTTCGCAATTGTTGTCATTTACATACCTTGCATTAAGTGGTTCTGCGTAACTTTGTGCCTGTTCAGAGATTTTAACTAAATCATAAGAAGCACAAAATTTCAACAGTCTAATACCGACCTGCGGAATATTCTTTTCAGCAGATACGGCATCGTTGATTGTTTGATCAATTAGTTTCCTAATTTCTTCGGGTTGAGCAGAAAGGTCGCATAACAGTTTATTTCTCTCATAATCTTCCCTAACACGATGTTCAATTCCTTCGTGATCAACCCATCGTTGAAGCATCATATTGTTCCAATTGAACCCTTTAGTATCTCTATCTGCAAATGCTTCTCTCAATCCGATTTTGTTTTTAGTACCCTTTTCTCTAACACCGGGATATGCTGAAAAAATGTTATCACTTGTGTCTCCGCGCATACACTTTTCAAAAAGTAACCATTCTGGGTCGGGAGCACCTTTTACTATTCCTGTCTTCTTGTCCTTAACAGGTTTACCTTTTTCGTCGAAGTAGCCTTCGTGGGTAGTTGTAATTTGTGTTACTCCGTTGTACTGTTTAACATTAGATGCAATTAATTGAGCAAAGTCTCCATCAGTTGAAATAATAACATGATTGTCGTCAGGGTGCGATTGAACCCACCCGGCAATTAAGTCATCCGCTTCTAGTTGCGGATGGTGTAGCACAGTACAGTTAGTTTTATTAACAATAAAGTCTTTAAACTGATCAAATGTTTCCCAAAAGATTTTGTCTTCTTCTTGTTCTTTTGGACTTTGAATTGCCCGTGCCTCTGCTCGTTGCCGCTTGTAAGGAGCATAATGATCCTTGCGCCAGCTGCGGCCCTCTAGTGCAAAAATAACATGACTGCCACCGAAGTCTTTCCATGCTTTGCGCACAGAACTCAAAACGGTATGAATACTCATACCGACTTTGTCGTTGAGGTCTCCCCTTAATACATGTCTTGCTCTAAAAAAAGTATTAGCTGTGTCGACTAAAATATATGTCATTAACTGACCTCTGATTTTCCGTTGCCTAAATTGTTTACATTAATGTAACCACTACCTCTACGGTCCATATTAATGCCTTCTTCTGCTCCAATATTTCTGCAAAGATCTTGAAACCATTGATCTACAATTGCTTCTTCACTTTCGCCTTTGTAACCAGCTTCGGTTAATTGTACTACGAAGTATTCGTTCCAGTCAAGCTCAAAGAACCCGTTTCTTACATTCTCTTTGTTTACATGAGTGTTCAATACTTCTACATACGGTTGTTTCAATTCAGTTGCTCTCTCTTTAGGAGTGAGTTTAGCTAGGCGTTCAGCTTCCTTAGCCTTTTCTTCTTCTGCCTTTGCTTTGGCTGCTTC